ACGACAGAAAGACAGGCAAAACGTGGTCACACAACAGGAACAGGCAAGAATCGATATACTTAAATTTCGGGTTAATCAGGCCTCTACAAGTCTAAAAATAATGCATGATACCATCGCGGCAGATTACCTTAATCCAGTCGACTTGCGGGAGTATCTGGAACCCATTACTACTGAACTACGTTCTGTTATTGACTCGCTCAACGATGCGTGTATAACGGAAAGCGGGGAGTGATGACCCTGTAAATGTGGTGGCTAAATCCCCTGATCGAGAGATCAGGGGATTTTCTATTTTACTTACACCACAAGAGACAACTCAAAGAAACTTCCCCAAAAAAGCCAAATCCGGAGCCGAAAAAACGTCCACACGTCCCACGGAGGGGCGGCTTTTTCGGGTCTGGTTTTGGCGTGCCAAATCAGGAAGAAAAATGCTTCAGCAACTAATAAAGCCTGCGGCCATCGGCCCACGGCAAAGCGCAACGAGCGAAGCGAGATTAAGTCTCATTTGGGTCTTTAGCCCAAATGGAACCCAAAAAACAATCCACCATTAACTTGACATTAACTATAAACCGATATTTCTAAACAAACCGGAACCCCGGCAAAACAACCAACAAGGACTTAAATAAATGAACGTCAATTACGCAGTAATCGGTTCAACGCTCGCTCTTATGGCGGATTCAACACACCCAGATTTTTCAGCGCTCGGCATTACCAAGGCGGCGATGGACAAGGCAACAGGTGATACACCATGGACGCTCAATGACAAAATCTCAGTCATCAACACATTCAAAGCAGTTGTTTACTCAGCAACAGATGCGCTCGGACTCGAACGCGTCACTCTTTCCCCGGAATTTACAGCTGCAGCAATCGTATCTCTTGTACACCCGCGCAACGTCGCAGTCGCGGCGCACTGGATTGCACAGGATATTAAAACAGGTGTTCCAATCGTTACAGACGCAGGCGAAGAAATCGGTTTCAACAAAACCTCGGTTTCTATGCTGGTTAATCTCTGCCAACAAGCAATGACAGCCGACGGCGCCGAAGCGTCACGTAAAGCAATGCTAACCAAAATGGCACCAGCCAAATAATGGCAAACTATTTCACACCTCGCGAGATGGCCTGTAAATGTTGTGGTTTGATCGTCAGCAATATACGCTTTGTCGATATACTGAACGAGATCCGCGCAGAACTTGGCGAACCACTATACGTCACAAGCTGGACCAGGTGCGAAAGCCACAATCGCTGGGTTGGTGGTGTAGACAATTCTCGTCACATCACTGGCCTAGCGGTTGACATAGTTAAACCCCGCCACGTTGCGCAATTCATCAAATTAGCAACCAAGAAAGGATTGCAAGTTGTACCATATTCAGGTCACTTGCATGTAGAACTCGATGAAAAAACGAACTAAGCGCAATAACCGCCGTCCACGCAAAGGAAAAGGCGCAGGCACCCTTAATAACAAAACACGCAAAGGACAAAAAATTATCCGCCAAGGCGGACGAGTCCTATGATTACTGCAATCGTAGCCTCCGCCATCGTCCTCACATTCATTGAGGACCTGTATTCACTCACTAAACTAAAGAGAACAAAAGATGACTACACTGTCTGATGATCAAGCAAATCAAATCCGGCTTGAAAAAGCTACTAAAACCGAAGGAATCGTTCTTACAAAGCGTGGTAGACGATACGGCACGCTACTTATGGCTGTTATCGGTCTTCTTGAGGTTGTTAATCCTTCTAATGGTCACCTCTGGCAGCTTGGATCAAGCGTCTTAAAAACATTCGGCTTCTAAGGAAAAGACATGGCTAAACGTAACAAATATGACCTTACTCACCAAATCCATACGTGCGGGCAAATTGGTCGACTACAAACTTTGGCAACCATCCCCGTCGTTGCGGGAGATGGAATCGATATCAATCTTAACGGCTCATTCAGGCTGGCGCCGACTCGTAAAGAGATCGTCCAAGACGCCAAAATCGATATCTTTGTCTTCTATCGCCCAACGCGTCACACTTACGGTGATGACTGGATCGATCTTATCAAAGAAGGACCTGACGTCACTCAGGCTGGAATCACGCCCGTCACACGTACTGCTGATGGAGACAGCGTGGAATACCTCGGTTTGCCCGTTGATAGTGCAAGCATCCGAAGAGACCTGCTCAACGGATATTGGGACATTTTTAATTGGTATTTCAAAAACCCTGATGATGGAGACACGTCGCTTACAAAAATTCCAACTGGCGATAACGAACGCGCCTACGGCACATTAATTTCACGACTGCCACACCCGATGACTCGACCTCGAGATGTTACATCCGGAAACGGCGGAGGAACGGTATTAAATGATAGTGATTTTGAAGTTTCCTCGACCTCTGTGCTCGATATTAGAGATCTTGCGGAAGTACGAGCAGAAGCCCGTTCAGAAATGGAAGGGTCATGGTATGGCCAACGATACCCAGACATTATGCAAGCGAAATACGGTGTCACGGTATCCCCAGAGACAGACGAGCGTCCAACTCTTATCTACCGTACGTCATCCTGGGCGAGCGGCAACGACACAAACGGAAGCGATGATGCCACTATGGGTCAGGTGCAAGGAAAAACCCTCGTCCCAGTCAACGTTAACGTACCTCGTAAATCATTCAAAGAGCATGGCATTGTTTGGATTATGGCAGCAGTACGCTTCCCTACTGTGCACGTTATGGAGCAATGTTATCCACTCACGCTCAACCCGTCATACGACCGCGACGTGGGCGATCCTATGCAGCTTTCAGAGCAACGGCCGGTTCGTTTCGATATTTCCAATTATATCCAGAACGGGTCCAATTTTGCAGATCACCAAGAGCCCGCTAACCAGCATTATAGATATCACCCGTCTAGAGTGCACAAAAACTTCCGGGAAGTCCCGGGATACCCTTTCCTTAAATCTTCATGGGCGTCAGCTAATGAATGCTTTTATCACCAAGATGGCGACTATTCGGAAATTTTCCAAACTTGGCAGCTCGGACATTGGGCAATGAGTTTGCTTGCAGACGTACAGAAATATACCGTCGTTCCAGGTGTGGACGCATCAATCAAGACAGGAGTGCAATAATAATGGCACACAGAATGAATCGAGTAGGCACCCCACACATGGTTGCCGAAACGCAAAATTTGGACACCAATAATCCACCCGCGTCTCGCGGATTTACCGGTTCCTTGTCGTCACAGTCAATATATGGAACTTATCCAGAAACATACGGATCGGCGTCTTGGGTTTCGGGCACCAACACAACAATAACCGCCGGACATGGCATCCATGTCCATTGGGGATTAAGTGTGCCTGAAGTATTGGCATCAGACGCTGTAGCCATTGAATATTCAATTTGGGCAATGGGAGATTTCGCAACAGGAGGAACCGGCGAATTTGTAAGACCCTTTGCAGCATTGGCGAATACTCAAGCAGCGACCGGAGCGATAGCAGGAGGCGGATTCCCCCATTATTTGGACTGTGAAGTCCAAGACACAGGAAACGGAGTGTTCATAACAGCACGAGGCGTGGCAGCCTTTCACGGAGAGAGTCCTGGAGTGCTTGGAGTTAGCCGATATCCAGTTATTGGAGTTTGCTTTGGATCGATTCAAGGAGACTCGATTGATGCAGCGGCATGTGGTATCAGCTTGCGAAGAGCCACATTAGACGAAACGTATCCAAGATATCAGGACGCTCTTCGTTAATGAGTTGGTTTTCACAAATCCTCGGAGGCAACTTCAATAACCCCCTAGGAGGTTTCCTAGGGGGATTGTTTGGCGGAGTAGCCCAAGGAGCAGGTGGCGCCATCGGAGCTGGCATTGGCGGCTCTCTATATGGCGGTAAACGCGTTTCGTCGTCAGACGCAAGACACAACGAAATACTTCTCGATAGGCACCAAGCGAATCAGGCGAACCGGGATACCGATACCATACATCGCATGATGCCTGCAGAAATTTGGCAACACAACACCTATCAAGATGCCACATTTGGTGAAGATACCCGCCGAATGAACGAACGCAATCAGTCACTATTTTATGACAAAGGTGTTTCACCGTGGGAGCTCGTAGGATCACAACCAGCGTCGCCACTACCAACAATGGGCGGCCAAAAATCGGCCGGCGGAGCAGGTGGACCAGCTGCCCTTGCATCTCAAATTCAGGCTAAAACCGCAGAACGTCAGCAAACGCTGCAAGCCTCTACCGCTTTAGCTCAGACAAAGATGCAGACGGATACGCAACTCAAAGCAGCTAAAATTGCGGCAGACCCAAATCATGAAGCAAACCAGATCAAACAGTTTCAAGCGTTGGTTGATGAGTACGACAAGGCTAACCAGCAATCGCGTCGCGATTCTCAAACACGTATTGAGACACGTCGACTGAATCTAGCGTTCCTCCAAGAAGCTATTAAACTGCTTCCAGAAGAACACCTCAATACGGCGTTTATTAAGTCAAAATCAAAGAAAGGTTATGCGCAGGCTATTGAGCTACTCATGAGCACCGCGACAACCGGTCATTTAGGATCAGATCCGAGCAAAAATCTTTCAAAGATCCCTGACCAAATTCTAGAAGGCCTCATAGACGATCTCCTAGGTGGCTCTGAGAGCCTTGCAGGACTTGCCAGCACCGCAGGTACCGTAGCAGGCGGTTTCGGCCTCCTAGGCCTCCTTAAGGGCAAAAGACGGCGTACCGTTTCGGAGAAAGCAAATCCTGCGTCGCCATTCAACAGAGCAAGAACGAGAGGTAATCAACATCGCTGACTTCATCCTACTCACCCTATTTTTCGCCGTCCCGTACATCCTCATCACATTAATTTGTGCAGCAATCTTAAAGGCACTGTTCAAATGATTTCAGCCACCGACATGCGTGTCATCTCTCCCCAATTTCGCGAACTAAAAGGCCTCCGCGCTGTAGTGCGTAAACTCACCAAGAAAATTGAGCTTGCCCGGAAATATGGCAACGTCCCTCAGAGTGAGATAATTCGCGCTCAAAAATTCATCGCTTACCTTCAACCACTTATTATCCAACTTGATAATAATAAAACAATTCAACATACGCCCGAAAACAAGGCCCTACTTAATGGGCCTCGGGCGGAATTATACAAGACTCTTATGCCCTCATCACCAGACGGAAAACTTACTCAATACACTAAGGCGCAAAAGGGAGCGCTTGACGCAATGTCGTCAAAAGCTTACCTCGCCAACGTGCAACGATATAAGTTTGAACTTCACCTTGAGGTAGCAGCGGCCGCGGCCGCAGGCAAATATATGGTCTTCAACACCCTTACAGCCAGAGACGACACTATGTCGAAAGTCTTTGGCAAGGGTGATAACTCCTTCTCGATGTACATTAGACGTTTTAAAGACAACGATCCTACACACAAATACTTCGGCGTTATGGAGTTCGGAGGAAAGGGCGGACGCCCACACCTCCACGTTCTACATATTCTATCAGAGATGCCTTGGAACGACCCAAATGGAGCCTATCCAATTCGTCCCCTAAGACAAATCGAGTATATTCGAGGATTTTGGGGACACGGCTTCTCTACACCAATTGCAGTACGCTATTTTAACGATGCGTACTCAAAGCTCGGTTGGTATTGGCCAACCGAGCAAACCGGCGAGCCAATTAAGGCGAGCCAACCTGGCGCGACAGCGTCATACATCACCAAGTATGTTTCTAAATCATACGAAGAAGAAAGAAAGGAATTCCCATGGCGGATTCGCAAAAGCCGGAAATTCGGCACCAATCTAATAACACCAATTCTCAACAAGATGACGGACAACCAACTAATCGCAGCGACGCTGCACAGCGACAAGATTCGGATCGGGCACCTAAATATGCCACTGAGCCTACTGCATCGCCAAGCGATGACTTCGCTACTAGACAGATGGAACTTAGACGGCAGCCTCGGACCCTTGATAACGGAATGGCAGTCACAGGTTACGCTGTTCATGCGCTTGAGGCATTCGACCCCGATGACACAAGCGAGCAACTTGCAGAACATTATGTCTTTCATGACAAAGAACTCGCTCGTTACGGAACCTTTTAACCTAAAACAGGAAGGGCGCGCTGTGCGCGCCCTCCTTCAAAGCGAGTTAGACCCATTATTCGCAACGACAGAAAGATC